TACATAAACCTCTCGGGGAGCGGCTCGCCTTTGCCGATATAATCTTCGCAGGCTTTGTGGAACTGATTGCCGTAAATCATAGCTTCCGTCTGAATGAACGGATACTGCTTCAGCACCTTCTCATGGTAGAACTGCTTGGGACATTGCTCGAATGCTTTGATCCGACTGAACGACCACGGCGCTGCTTTACTCATTCACATTCCCCATACGATTTACCTGTGCCGCTCTCGCAGTCTATAGGTAGGCCTGCGGCCCAATCTGGTGTCTTGCGCATACATTCTTCTACATACGCTTGCGCTTCGGGAACTTCTTCATCCTTCACACAGCAAACAATCGAGTCATGTACGGTAAGGACAACTTTATATCTTTCGGCTATACTTAGCAACTGCTCGCCAATTATACAACGAGCTATGGCTTGGCACACGTTCTCCACCACCTTGCCGCCGTAAATTCTGTTTCGGCCCCGCCGTACTTTGTATCTGTATTCGCGTGACCCTTCTTCGGTCATCTCATACTTCAAGTCCTCGTAGTGTATGCAAAGACCCGATGGCAACTGGATGGCGTTCTCTTTTGGTAGAACTTTTAGGACGCCCCTACGACCAAATCGAACTGGACCGTTATGCGTCATTTGCTCCAGTGCAAACTGCGCGTCCTTCCACAGTCTATCTATGCTGTGGTTGATACTGCGGTAGATACTTATGATCCGCTTGGCTTCTTCGACGGGTATTTCAAAGCCAAAGTTTTTTAACTGAGCTTGGAACTTTACGCCGCCCATGCCGTACCCTGCACCAAGAATAGTAGTCTTGCCTACAAAGCGTTGGTCTTTCGTAACGGTCTCTTCTTCGCAGCCGTATATACGTGCAGCCATTTTTATGTACACATCTTCGCCGTTAGCGAACTGGCTAACTAAATCGTTTTGCTCTGCAAGCCATGCTAAAACTCTAGCTTCGATCTGTGCGCTGTCTGCATCTATGAGCGTATAACCTTCGGGAGCTATAATACTGCTCTTGAGTTTCTTAGCATTCGGTCCTCGGCTCGGCAGGTTTTGCAGGTTGATCTTATCCTGTCCACCCCACCGACCTGTATGCGCTGCGTAATATCTAATCGGAACCGGGAGAAGTCCACGTTTACCAATAGATATAAACCTCTCGGTACGTGTTTCTTCCAAGGTACTTTTAGTACCCAAACGTGCAGAGACCAACGACTGCACCCTATCATTCTCATGCTCTTGCAATGCTTTGAACGCCTCGTCAGACTTAGCAAATGCAAAAGTCTCTTTGCCTGTCGTCGGGCTGATCTTCTTCGGCGGCTCAACGCCAAGACTTATAAGTAGCTCCGCGAACTTGTTGTTCGACATCAGATCTTTCTTATCGGTTATGTTCGCATCGCGTAACAGTTTGTCCTTACGCTCGCGTATTTCTTCGAGATGTTGCTCCAACAAAAACAAATCTAGGTCGAGCGTAGGCTCAATAAACATACGCAACGTGCGATCTATCAACTGTATCTCTTGCCGTGGGAACTGGTTTCCAACAACTCCGCTAAACATCAGCTTAAAAATCTCGTATGTCAGGTCCACATCGTTGCGGGAATACTCTGCATACTTCGCAATTTCTTCTTCGCTAAAATCAGTTAGCCGCTTGGCTAACGCACGGGTAACTTCATCACCCTTGGCCCCAACGCCGTAGCGTTCAGCCACAGCCTTCAGGCTCACACTCTTTTCCGTGCCATGTAACGCACGGGCCATGCACATTGTATCAAGCCATAGTTTCGGCTTCACACCAAATCGCCACCCTAGTATCGCCCCATCAAACGCGGTGTTATGGCAAAGTATAGCGCAGGACGAGAGGTCTACGTGTGATAAGAAACGTGTAGTGAGTTCCTCACCTTGTATCCAACGTGTGGGTTTATCATTCTTTTTTACAGCTAACCCAATAATCTCAAACCTATCGTCGCGGATGTATTCTTCAGTCGTCATCTTCGACAGACTGTACTCCTTGTCGTAGTACGTCTCGAAATCCAACGTCACTATGTCCATCTTCGTCGTCCTCCCACGGTGCTTTGGGCAGCGTTACTTTTCTTTCGTTGAAACGAAAACAAAGATTGGGACGGTAAGGCCCCACCCCAATCTTTTCTTCTTTGGATTTTTTAGGCCTACGCACGTAAGGCACTAGCAATCTCTCCCCCGCAAGCCATGTACCCTGCACCATCGACCCAATTATCCTTAGACTTTGGATTGGATTTTATACGCGCAACCTTGAGCAGGTTCATCATAACCGCAACATCTGTCGGGGTTATTTGCGCATCCAGATGCACAGACCAGTATCGTGCAATGGTGTTGAAGTTATTCTCCATGTCACCATGCTCCGCAGCACGATCCTTCGTCACGTAGTCTTTGGCTGTGTCGAGAACGTCGGCGCGTGTCACGGTTAGATTTACTTCTTCCAACACCTCTTTCGGTGTCCCGATACGTTGCTTTAATTTGTGAACATACGATGGTGAGCAACCACACGCTTTAGCAACCTTTGTAATCGCTGCGTTAGGGTGTTTTACCAAATACGCCCAAACTTTTTGTTCTTTCTTACCCATAGTTATTCTCCTACTGCTTTATCTTTGTCGTCACGTAACACGCGCACGATTTCTTCAACTGGAGTTACATCAACCCCATAATTTTCCGCTGCACCGCGAAACCTTTCAAGCCACGCCGCCAAACTTACACCGGCTTGTCTGCGTAGCTCAGCTTGTGCGACTTTATCGGTGGGATCAAAAGGTTCGTACCCCCCGCCCTCACGCCGCTTTGACACAGGTGAAATATACGCAGGGTATTCTGTCACCTTTATGGAAACAACAGAACTTTCTACTGTCTCCGTTTTTGCCACGATACGTAGCCCTGACGCCATCTGCCGCGCCAACTGTATACGATGCTGCCTCGCGGCTTCCACATCGTCAATCCCATAAAACGCTTGATACGCTTCATGCTCTGGTTCGCCTGCTAACCAATCGACGAACTCTGAAGGCACAAACATATTTGCGCCCGTAGTTTGCAGGTAATCATCTATGATACGCTGCTTAGTCTTTTTAGAAAACTTAGACATAAGTTTATTCTCCATAGTTTTTGCTTGTAAAGCAGGCCATCACAGCCTGCTTTGTTTTTGTTAGTCAGTCGGCTAACCACACCGCGCCACGCTACGCCAAACCACAACACGCCTAAACCGCCTCGCCGTGCCAAACCGGACCTCACCGGAACCGAACACACCTAGACCGCCACGTCTAGCCCCGCCTTAACTTACCGGACCCCAACGTACCTCGACCGCCTCGCCGTACCAAAACCCAACCGACCTAACCTTAACTCAACTCGACCGCCTCGCCACTCCATAACCCATCTTACCTAACCTTAACTCAACTCGACCGCCTCGCCCATCCGCGCCTCGCCACACCTAGACCGCCATACCTCACCGCGCCTCTCCATGCCCGAACACAACACACCGTAACCGCCTTGCCGTACCACACCATACCCCGTCTCAACACACCTCGACCGCCTCGACTGTCCGCGCCGCGCCGAGCCTCACCACAACACGCCTAAACCGCCATACCTTATCCGTGAATTAGGGCGGCGAACCGCCCCTCTTCGTTTAGGCTGCTCGACGCAACCGCTCTTCTTGCATAAGTCTCATAAGCTCTGCCGTTTGCTCGTCAGCGCATTCGGGGTATTCCATAGCTAACTCTTGGACTTCACGCGCTTCTTTTGTGATTTCATCCCAAGCCTCTTGGTGTTCACCCATATCTTCTGCGCTCGCTACAGAGAACGTACCGTATGACCCACGCCCTTTTTCTTGGCGAAAGTCTCCTAGCCCTACGATTAGCCCTGCGTTTGTCAACAGCGATACAATGCCGTTGGCGTTCAGCGTAGGCGTCACATATTTAATCGTTATTTCTGAACACCAGTTTGGCAGGTATGCTCTGGTACGCACATCTGGAGTTTTGTTTATATCGGCAGATCGTACGATATCCATTTTAAGGTATGGCTTACCCCAAACCTGTATGTGGCTTTCGGGCAAGAACACCAAGCGTTTTACGTTTGTGCTTTTGATCCCTGCTGTTTCTAACGCTGATGTAACCATCGAACCTTTTACACCCGCCGCAGGGAAGCACAGCAACGTGTCGCCCTTTGGTTTAGTGTACACACTTTCCCGAAACTCTTGTTCTGGATTGTGTTTAATATCTTGCTTCTCCGCAGCGGTTTTCTTTCCCCCGCCGATAAGCAAGTCGCGCATAGCCTTACTGCTCATGCTGTTAAAGTACATCGGCGTTTGACCGATCATACGCAATTTTATCACACCTTGTTTTACGGTGTGGACTGTTAAAGTTTCTGCTACCGCAGTAGTTTTCTTCGTAGGCATAGTTATTCTCCTTTAAAACGGTGGCTCTTCGCCACTCTTTTTCGGCTTCCAAATAACATCTAAGCCGTGCATGGCGTAGATGAACTCTTCAAGGGTGCGACCGTACAAGCCGCACCCCCGATCCGTATCACTCGTAGTCAAGTGCAAACCACTCATCGTCGAGCGCCCACAAAACGTAAGATGCTTTTGTTTGCGTACCCTTACGTTCTATCTTTGCTTCCCATATCTCACCCGCGTTGTGCATACGCTGCAACGCAAGCTGAACTGACGCAGCGTCAGTAGTTAGCTTACTGGCTAACTCCCCAACCCTGTGCGGATATGAGTGTTCTTCGTCACGCATGAGGTCCATGATGCGGTCCTCTAGCGTAGCTTGCTGCACCTTTGATGAAGGTTCTTCAGCAAAAGGATCGAACCCCTCAAGACGTGATACCTTACCCACTACTTTGTAAGGAGTGCTAGTCTTGTGATGCCCCACGTTAGGCGCGACACGCGCCGTAAAGAAATCACCTTCTTGCAGGTCGTTGTTTTCGATATAATTCTTACCGACAAAACAAGCCTCGCCACTGGTGGTGATACCAAACCCTGCGCCCCCCGCATTATTCGGGACACGTTCCATAATCATAGCGACTTCTTTTACATCGCCAAAAAGTTTCTTCAGTTGTTCTTGCGTGATATCCATAACGGCTATCTATTCTCCATTTTGAATTTTTATTATTTCAGCCTGCAATAGGCCGAGATTATCCTCGTTAATAATCAGAGCTACACCTCCTGCTGTGTCTATATCATCCAAGTTTTTCTGTTGTAGCGGGGTAGGCTTATTCTTCCCCGCCTTACATTCTATGCCAAGGAAGTACCCTCCCAGACATGCCACTACATCAGGCACACCACTGCGCCCGTACCCACCCGTCACAGGGTAGAAGTAATACGCACCCGCATCTTTCAGAATGCGTACTACCTTCTTCTTTACCTTCGCTTCCGGTGTCATATCTTCACCCCTGCGTTGCGAAGGTTCTTCACGTAAGTATCCAACTCCTCACGAGCTGCAAAGAGTTCTTGCTTTACACGGGGCCTCGCATCATTGCGCCATTGTTCTTCTTGCAGGTTGTCCACCTGCCGCTTGAGCCAACGCAACTGTGCTTGCTGGAACATGCTTAATTCTGTGTCACCCATCTACAACTCCTTCTAAAGGGCGCGTACACTCCAAGGGAATTTTATGGCATACAGAAAACGCCAACATTTCCAACTTGTCTCTACTGACAGGGTTAGCCTCATGGCTAACGTAGA